TCTACCATCCCTAGTATGTAGACCAAACTCTCCTCTGTAAAACTTCTTACACTTTTCTCTCAGCTTATCAATGACCTTAGCAGGGTTAACTAGGTAGAAAGAATCTTCAGTAGTGATAGCAATGTATCTATCTATTCCGTTAGGAACACCCCAACCTTTAGCAGATACATACTTAGGTGGACGCTTGACTGTCTTAAGTTCCCACCAAATTGTATGGTCTATACCGCCATTACGCCACTTACCTTTAGCAGCTTTGACATCTACTCTACCAAACTCTTTGTCTAAGATATCCCAATGCTCGTGAATATCCTCTTGTTTGGTTGCTCTACGCAGAAAGTTATCTCCACGTAAAGCAATAAATTCTTCTTCAGCCTCTCTCCCCCTTTTAAAAGAGTTATGATTTAGCATTAAGAGAACCCTCCAAGTCACTGAGAATGTTGTCTTTTCGTTGAGCAAGATTAGCTGCTTGATAGTTAAGCTGCTTAATTAAGTTATCAGCAAAGACAATCTCACCAAAGATTTTCTTTTGTTCTTCTGTGAAGTCTTCCACATTATACTCTTTATCGTTGAGTGTTATCGTTGTCATTCTATCCTCCTAAGTTAAGTCTACAATTTCACATACGTCACCAGAGCAAGCCATTGTTTGCATTGCTACAGTGTTATCTTCTTGTTCATACTCAGATAGTTTTGTCCAGTCAATCTTATCAGGCATAACAGATAACAAAGTTTCGTAGTCATGTTTACCAACTTCTTGATAGGGTGCTTGTTTGTAAGTATGTTCATTGTATGGTAAGAAAGATACACCTGACATTTCATCAAAGTGTTCATAAACAAATGCACCTACTTCAAGCCACTCGTTCTTCTGGACATTGACAGTAATACTTGGTTTATGTTCACACCAAAACCTTTGGTAAATCAACCAAGTCTCAAGCTGTTGGATAGCTGTTAGGTCTCTGGTTACTACCGCACCATCAGGAGACTTGATAGGAAAACTAAACACTGTAGTACTGTCAGGTTTCATTACATCAGGTTCATTAGGGATACCTTGATCCTTCATAAACTGTGTCAAGGGGTCTTTGTTATCTCCTCTGACTGTTCTAATGTAGTACTCTGAATGTCTGGCGTGGATTCCAGAGGCACTGTCGACGAGTTGCGAGACTGTACCACTTGGTTTAACACAAGTAATAGCAGTACTAGGCTCAATGCCAAGGCGATCTGCCCATTCTTTGTTCGTAGATATTGCTTCATTCCGTAAATAGACAAGGGTACTCTCCAATCCTTTGTTTTGAGTTGTCATTAGCTTGTTGTCCATTATCCCTGTGAGAGACACACCAAGCAGTCGTTCTTCTTCTGTATTACGCTGCCACACTTTTCGCAAGTAAGGGAACCTTGTGTACGTGCTTTGGATCGTCCCAAGTATTGTGGCGAGTCTGACTTTTCTAGCCAAGTCTTCCAACGTATCTGTGGCTCGTACCACAACTTCTGTAAGATTACAGAACTGGTATGGACGTAGGATGATTTCACTGCAAGGGTTAGTTCCGAAATCCCATTCAGGATCACGCCGATTGTTTTTAGCAGCTTGCTTCTTACTTGCTTCACGATTGAATATACCACGTTCTCCGCTCCCACTTTCTACTAGTGCCATCCATTCACGCATAAATGAAACAGCATCTGGTTTCTCTGTATAACTAACACTGTTGTTAGCTAATGCTCGTTGAGGATCAGTGTTCCACCAAGCACCTGACTTAGCATGACGCATACGATCATCACTTAGGTTGCTCAGTGAAATCATAGCTGATCTACGTACACCACCTACTACGACTACCTCACCAATCTTACACATGATGTCGTGACATTCAATACTAGATAGTTTACGACCTTGTGCTTCCTTGAATACATGAACAACAAAGTCGAACAGTTCAACTAAAGGAGCAGGGCCACTTGCTCTGCCACCGAATGTCTTAAGTCTTGAACCTGCAGGACGTACTTTAGATACATCCCACTTAGGTATTTCACCACTATAGAGGAGTGCAATCAATTGTCTAAGAGCCTTAGCCCAACCTTCCTTACTGTCCCTAACAACGACAATAGTTTCACTGTCGTAGAGGTCGGGGATTTCAGGCAAGTTACTGACGAACTGCCTTTCAACAGAGAAGCCAACACCAGTACCACACAAGAGGATGAACATAGCCTCATCGAAGGACTTAGGGTCATCTACGGGTAGGTAACTACAGTTATACCCTGATGTATTGTCCCTGTCTAGTGCTGCACCTGCCGTCATCATAGCTCTCATGCTAGGCATAACTTCTAGACTAAGGATAGCCTCTTTAATTTCTGAGGCTGTACCTATTGTGTCCATATCTAAGGCACGTTTGACAACATTATCCATGTAACGGTCAACTGTTTCAGCCCAACTTTCTCTGCATTGTTCATCTTCTAACCACCGAGCATACCTACTTGTAGCTATAAAAGTTTGGTAGTCAGTCGGTAAGTAATTATCTATCATCACCACTTCCTTTTATTTTGTTGTTCTTTTTTCTACGTTCTAGTTTGTCTAGGTTATTCTGTGCAATGTCTGACATATTATAACCTAAGTCTTTAGCAAGAGTAGCTATGTACCATAAGCAATCACCTAGCTCTTTAGCCATGCCTTCTCTGTCTAACTTGTTATCTCTTATAATTTTCTTAGCTTTGTTAGCTACTTCCCCTGCTTCCCCTGCTAAACCCAAAGCAGGATATAGAATAGCAGCACCTGCAGGATAGATAGCTGTAGTCCTAGCCTTACGTTGATACTCGTTTAATGTTAAATCATAACTGTGGTATGCTTCAAAGGCTTCTATATCTTCACCACTAATCATCTTCTTCCTCCTCTTTTTGTGGATCAAAGCTTGGGTCTATCTCTGCTAAAGCAGGTATACTTTCAAGTATCTTCTGTTCAAAGGCATCTATGAACTCGTCAAAAGATACCTCAAGTATTTCTGTTAGTTCTGGCACTGTGAACCTATCCTTTACTTTTGACAAAGTATCTAACGTCATTCCTTCAACCACTCTTGGGGTATTTCTTTGTCAGCGTACAGAAAGCCATGCTTGTCGCACCACATTGCATATGTTGTTTTACTTCCTTTGTATAGTCGTGCCTTACTATTTGAGAAGATGAACCGTATATCATAAGTGTCTCCATATTGTTTACGTATTGTTAGATGTTTACTTCTGTCTGATGCAATGAACCTACCTTTCGTTTCGATTATTATACCGTTTGGTAAAACAAAATCAGGAGTATAAGTTCTTATCCGTAAGTCTGTCCACTTTATTTTTAACAGTTCGTACTGGAAAGATACTTTATTTTTCTTTAAAAACTTAGCGGTATCCTCTTCTAAACCTGAGCGATACCCTGCTTTTAAAGCTCTCCTTCTTAGTTTACTAAACGACATCTATCTCTTTGACCCTTGGTACAGAGCGAACATGAGTAAGGTATAGGTTACCCCAAGCATATTGGAAAGCTCTTAAACCTTTGCCGTTATTTGTATTCTTCCAACACTCCTTCTTAAAGTCACAGAAGACACAACCGATAGGTAGTTTGTGGTTAAGTGTTGTCCCTTCTACGTCAGGAGTATAACATCTTTTAGGCGGCTTTTCTTGTTTAACTACTTTCTTAAGATGTCGTATCCTTTCCTTAGTATCAGGTAATGCTACCTCCTCTGGTTCGTATAGACAGAGGGAGCCATCAACTTTATTCATAGCTAAGAAGGCTACCCCTTTAATATTATCATCCTGCATACCTTCTTTGTATGCTGAGATTTGCTGAAGATATCCAAAAGGATCATCATACAAGAGCGATCCATTAGAAAACTTCTTATAAGTAGATGGCGCTGCAGACTTAACATCAACAATGTAATCATCAATGACTGCATCCATGTGTCCATTAACACCCTCTACTGTTACCTTAGACTGTTGGTTAGAAACAGTGTGTCCACTTAGTTCCGTAAGAGCTAATAGAACTTCTTCTATGATATCCCCATAAAAAAATTTAAGAAGAGTAGCACCTGTTAGAGAAGACTTAGGATAACCGTTTATTTCGTACCAAAGCTTACGGTCTTCTTTACCTATACCCGAAAGACGTAAGTTACTAGAGGGCTTTTCTCCTTCTTTGATACGCCCTTTTAAAGATGCCTTCATGTTCTCTCCAAAGGCATCGACGATAGCATCCACTTTATCTTCAGGTAAGTCTACTCCTTTTTCTAAGACAGAGTAGATGTCTTCTATAAGGGTTTTGATACTCTTCTTAGACATTTAGTTCTCCAATTCTTTTATGAGCCTATCTAAATACCACCTACTTTTCTTTAAGTCAGTAAGAGGATTGCCTTTGTATCTCCACCTATGTAAGTATTTTTTAGTATTACCTTCAAGGTATCCCTGAAAAGTACCTTCAGACATATTGTCTTTCAAGTAGTCGATGCACTCTATTTCACCAGTTCCGTAGTGCATAGGGTTGTTAACTAAATCTTCATCAACTACAGGCTCAAGCACATCTAAAAGGTGGTACTCCATCAGACAACTATTGATAGGATTTACTAAGGTAAAGATATCTTTTTCAAAAGAATGAATAGAGAGGGACTTGCCCTCCCATTCATCTCCTTCCTTGATTACAGTTGCTTTACCAAGATTAGAAGTCCTCAAGGGCAACCTCCATTTCTTTGTTATCAGACTTTTCTGCTGCAGCCTTGAGTTGGGTAGCCTCTGCACTTTCGTAATAGACAAGATCAACCACACGACCTAACGCAAAGCTCAGTGTTTTCTTATCCCGATCCATGTCAGTAAGCTGCCCTAGCTTTAGGTGCGGCCCGAAAGATGACTCACCAATAGATACGAATACGTCCATCTTAGAACCATTACCGATAGGTTCAGCAAAGTAATTGCCGTCCTCGTCAAACACTTCAGGGATACGAGTCCATCCATTCTTAGTACGCTCGTCCATCTTAAGCGTGATATGTTCAGCACCATCGAATGTACGTTCCTTATCTTTCTTAATAGTCTTATTAAGTTTCTTAGATTTGATAAGGTCTTTTATAACATCGTTAGCTTTGATGTCGATAGTGAACTCTAGGTCTTTAGACCCATACTTCTGTTGAGGTACAAGATGTTTGACCCAACTAACTTCTACATTCTTCAGTGTGATCTTTTCGTCTGCCATTTTGCGATCCTTTCGCTGTTAAGGTAAGAGTATTATACACATTTATACGCCTGTGTCAATGGGTTTCTAACCAGTTGTTACCGATTTTTGCTTCACCATCTAAGGGACAATTGAGGTTAAGTATTTCACCTGCCTTTCTGATTGAGTTAACTTGCAACTCACCTAGTCTTTCGGCTTGATGCTTGTCAACTTCTGTTTGCCATTCGTCATGTACCCAAGCACATTGCTTAAAGGACAGACCTTCTTTCTTAGCTTGCTTATACCATAAGACATTAGCTAATCTCATTATAACTGTTTCACCACCTTGCAAGTAAACAGATAAGGCAAGGTGTTCGCTACCTATAGGAAGAACTCTGCCGTCTAGACCTTTCATCCAACCCATACTGGCAGCTACAGAAGCCTTACTCTTTAGTTCTCTAAGAGATGGGATAGCACCATAGAAACTTTCCATAGCATCTCTTGCTTGGTTCATTGTACAGTTAAGTATCTCAGCAATCTTAGCGTTACCTGCACCTAAAAGGAAAGCGTATATAAAAGTCTTAGCTGTACTTCTATCATTACAATGTACACCTAAAGCCTCTTGGTTAAAGGTATGAATATCTCCTGCTACAACTTGGTTTGTATAGACAGGATCGTTCATGTAATGACACAAGATACGTAACTGTATAGATGACGCATCAGTTCCTACAAGTTTGCTACCTTCAGGAACAGTGAAAGCTTTGCGACACTCTGCCGCATACAAACCATCCATACCCCACAGTACATCTCCTGAAGAGCCATGAGGAACTGAAGGTATGTTAGCCATATTAGGATTACGATGTGCAGCCCTGTGTGTTTTAGCACCTGTTAGTATAACCTGACCATGAACTCTGCCGTCTACTTGAGATAACTCTAACCATTCTTTAGCAATCTTCCAACGTGTCTCTAGTACCTTCCATGTCTTAAGTCGGCGCACTGCTTCTGGTGCATCTTCAGGAATAGTAGCCAAGTTCTCAGGGCATATCTTATAACTCTTCCCTGTTGCAGTCTTAACGTAAGGCTTCCATCCAAGTAAGTCTAATCGTTTATTAACCTGAGTAGGTGAAGCTAGATTAAACTCTTCAAACTTTATCTTAGAGTAATCTCCTATAACTTCTGTGTCTTCTAGCTTATCGTGAGTATGTAATGTACCTGCCTTAGTGTACCTAAGATTGACTTCTTTTACTGGTATAACTAATGGTTTCATAAACTCCTTGATGTCAGCTTCTATCTGTGTTGTCTCCCTTAGACAGGTAGTATATATTTCTTGGGCTACTTCCTGATCTAAGAGAAAACCATTAGCTTGTTGCTCACACATAATCTTGTGTACTGTGTGTTCTAGTTTAATGGAGGTGTCACTGTACGCTTCTCCTTCCTTTAGTAGTTGTTTGTAAACTAACTCAGTGACCTTTACGTCTTGCTTACAGTACTGCTTCATCTCTTCAGAGTATTCTGTAAAGTCTGTAAAGTCTCCTTTGTACTCACCTAATCGTTTGCCCCACTCTTTAAGGCTATGCCCACCCTTTCTTGTAGGCTCAAACAAACGAGATAAGACAAGCGTATCTGTAGTCATAGACAAAGGTATCTCATAATCCCACAGGTCAGCTATAACAGGTATGTCAAAGCCGATACCATTATGTGCTATCCAATGTGTAACACCTTCTGCAAACTTATGGAAAGCTTTCTTACTCCTGATTACGTAGTACTGTTTAGCGCCTACTTCCTTAGCTACGACTAAGTGGATGCAGCTAGGGTTTAGGCTGTCTGTTTCTATATCAAAGACAACTTCCATTTGCTTATCCTTTGTATCCTTCTAGTCTGCCACTGTGTCTATGGTAGGTAAGACTATCTGCTATACCTGTTTGACCAGTGAACCTGTTCTTAATTACTCTGACCCTAGTAGTGTTTCTTTCTAGGGTATCTTCTGCCTGAGTGTTACGCTCTAGAGCTACAATGATATTACTTAGTTGACCTATACCTGCCGTACCTCTGATGTCTTGAAGGTTAATAGTACCACCTTCTTCAGGTGCTTTGCGTGTCTTGTCTCTGTTGATATGAGCAACCATAATAAGACAGATGTTTAACTCAACAGTTAACGTCTTAAGTTTAGTAGCTATCTCATCTAAGGCTTTGCGTTCATCCTTAGCGTGGTCAGATACAATGATAGACACGTGATCTAGAATGATATACTTACAGTTGCAACCCTTAACTAGATAACGAACCATAGCTATAATTCTATCTACGCTGTTAGAACCAAAGCTGTCATAAAGGAATACACGGCCTGTTCCTAGCGTGGCATTGTAAGCCTCGTCGAACTCTTCTTTAGTGTACTCAGTATCAGGTAAGTACAATACTTTATCAGCGTGTACGGACATAACACCTAAGCCTGTGTCCCTCGTAGGTTCCTCTAAGAACAAACATCCAACATTACCTTTGTCCTCTTGGATAAGTTTGTATAGTGTCTCTCGCATTACTTGCGTCTTACCTACGCCTGTACCTGCTACGAAAGTAACAAGCTCACCTGTACGTAAACCCTTAGTCATATTGTTAAGACCATCGAAAGGGTAAGGCACACTGGTATAATCAGGCGGAGTAGCAACAAGGTCATACATTGAATTACCTGATATGATACCATCAGGAGTAAATGGTGAAGCGTTCTTGTGTGCTTGTATGAACTCACGCTCTCTCTTTTCCATAAGAAAATCGTTAGCATCCTTCATGTTCATCTTGACAAAGTGTACCTTACGTGGATCAAACAGTTCAGCTACAGCCTCTGCCGCTTTTCGCCCTGCTTTGTCGTTATCGAAACATAAGTTAATCTTATCGAAACTATTAAGCCACTCGTAATTACGTTTGCAATCTGATACAGCACCTGACGCACCATTAATCAGAGACACACAAGGCTCTTGCATGAACAGCATCTGATGCGCAGCCATTGCATCATACTCTCCCTCAGTAATAGTGACTGACTTACCACCTTTAGGAAATACAGACTGACCAAACAGGTCACCCTTAGCACTGCCATTAAAAGTAAAGTCCTTGACACCATGTCTTGTTTTAAAACCACAAGCCTTATCGTCCTTTGTGAAGACAAAGTGAACAACGTCTTCATTATTCTTTTTCTCTGTTAGAACTTTATATCGTTCAGCTACAGCTTTGTTAATCTTCCTAGAAGGAATAGACAAAGCTACACCTTTGATATTACCAACAGGTCTTAAAGGTATTGCGCTACTTGCACCCATGTAAGTATCCTCTTCTTTGTTAAAGGTTTTAGTTTCACAAACGTGGCAGTATAAGCCATCGTCATAGGGGTATGCACCATCACTGCTTCCGCAGTGTGGGCATGGTTGGTGTTTCTTGGGTTCTAAGTCCGTCGAATAGGTCATACGCTTGAGCCTCCTTTGTTTTAGCTACACACTTAGGGCAAGGTGACCATGCTTGCCTGTCTTCTTCCCAATATATTTCTAGTCCTTCAGTCTTTGCGTTACAAATATAACACCTCATAAGGTATCTCCTCTGCCTGTTATTCTAATCCAGATTATCTTTAGTGTCAACAAGGGCCATAACAGACCTGCCACTACAATAAATCTATCGTCCTCACCATCCTCTATTAGTTCTATAAATAAGATAACACCTAACCAATAGAACAATGAGTGGGCTATTACTTGACTTATCACAGTCTAACTCCTTCCTTATATGAAACAACTCTTCCTGTGTTCCATCTCTTAGCTTCTTCTTCTGCATCGTGGATATTATCAAACACCCACACTTTATTTTCTTCTGTCCAAGGGTTTTCCTTACGGACAAAGGTGTACTCACCTAGTTCAATCTCAATCTCTACGGCGTATGTCATTGCTGTTTCCTTTTTGCTAGTGCATCCCATGAGTGAGGGAATAACTCATGCATCTTAACACTGATTTGATTAGCTACCTCTTGTGTCTCAGCTTGAGTATCACTGGCACAACGTAGCAAACACATATCAGACCACGCATCTAGTGAACCTGACCAGTACCACTCCGTCATCATTGACTGTGGCAGTACCATACGTGCTTGCTCAGGGCAGACCCCTGCGTTT